ACATCAGAGTAAAACCTAACCAAACACCAATTACTGAAGATAGTAATGTATTATCTCAGTTGAAAGACCAGATTGAACTACCTAATATGTTCAAAAAGTACACTTATGATGATATGAAATCATTGTTGGAAACTTGGATGGAAACTGGACAGGTAGGTGATTCTGAGGAAGAGGAAACTCAACCAACACAATCACAATCAACTGAATCACCTTTCAAAGATGATGAACCACAAGCAGTATCTAATGCAACCACTGCTAACGTAAAAGACGCATTTGACGATTTATTTAACAACTAAAATTAAGGTATAATGGCTAAAACAAATAGAGATGAATTATCTTCACTTCTGGCCGATAACCTTAATAAGAAGTTCAAAGGACAATCAAAAGTCGCATATTTCTTAGATGGCTCCGAACAGACACCCACCGACCTTACTGAGTGGGTGTCCACCGGAGATGATATGTTAGATTTAGCGATTTCAAACCGACCAAATGGTGGGTTTCCTGTTGGAAGAATTGTTGAAGTTACGGGTCTTGAAGCGAGTGGAAAATCACTCCTATCAGCACATACATTAGCAAACACTCAAAAGAAGGGTGGATTGGCTGTGTATATTGATACGGAGAACGCAATCAATCAGGAGTTCTTAGAAGCATTGGGGGTAGATACTCAAAAGTTACTTTATGTACCTTTAGAATCAGTAGAAGATATCTTTGATGCTATGGATTCAATTATCGAATCTATTAGAAAATCTGATAAGGATAGATTGGTAACTATCGTAGTTGATTCAGTAGCAGCTGCAACCACAAAGGTTGAATTGGCAGCAGATTACGACCAAGCGGGCTACGCTACTCAAAAAGCAATCATTATCTCAAAAGCAATGAGAAAGATTACTAATATGATTGGTAGAGAACGTATTTTGGTGGTATTTACAAATCAACTTAGAGTTAGAATGGGTGTATCGTTTGGTGACCCCTACACTACATCAGGTGGGAAAGCATTAGGTTTCCATGCATCGTGTAGATTGAGAATGAAACAAATGGGTAAACTCAATTCTAAAGTTGGGGGTGTTGACCAGACTGTTGGTATTAAGACTAGAGTTCAGGTCATTAAGAACCGAATGGGACCACCACTTAGAGCAGTTGATTTTGAAATTTACTTTGATAGAGGTATCGATAGATATGGTTCGTGGTTAAACACTATGAAAACATATAAGTTGGTAACTGTAAGTGGTGCATGGTACACATGGACTGATGAAGAAACTGGTGAAGTTATTAAGTTTCAAGCAAAAGGGTTTGCCGATATATTGGAAGAACGACCTGAAGTAAAGGAACAAATGTATAAACAAATCTGTGATGCATATATTTTAGGATATAAAGAAGCATCCGAATCAGCAAACACAGATACAACCGAATTTGATGATACGCACGAAATCTAATTACAAAGAAATGTTAGCTAACTTATCTAATACATCGAAAGGTGATGTAAACGATAAAGTTATGATTGTAGATGGATTGAATATGTTCATCAGAGTGTTTGGAGCAGTTCCTACTTTGAACGATGATGGAGAGCACGTTGGTGGGGTAACAGGATTTCTGTTATCCCTCGGCGCTCTTATCCGAAATAACAAACCAACGAGAGTTTTGGTAGTGTTTGATGGTAAGGGTGGTTCTCATCGTAGAAAGAAAATGTGGAAAGGATATAAAGAGGGTAGAACGGGTCTTACTAAAGTGAATAGATTGGTTGGTTACGAAGATTTAGAGGACCAGGCAGAATCTATGAAACGTAACTTTAACACTTTAATAAAGTATTTAGATTTCTTACCTGTTGATTTATGTTATATAGACCACATTGAAGCTGATGATGTTATGGCTTATGCTGCCAGACACATCTTTAAGAAAGAAGTTTTGATAGTATCATCTGATAAAGATTTTCTACAATTGGTAGATGATAGAATTTCAGTATATCTACCAACTAAAAAGAAGATGATGAACAAAGATGATGTAAAGGAGTTATATGGTGTACCATCACATAACTTAGTATACTATCGTATATTCGATGGTGATAAATCTGATAATATTCCTGGCGTAAAAGGTATAGGGCCTAAAACGTTGATTAATAAATTAGATTTTTTACAATCAGATGATTTAACATTAGATACCTTATTTGAAAAGGTATCACAAATGGATGATGAAAAACTAAAGAACAAAATTTTAGAAAATAAAGATGTTCTTCAGTTAAATTATGATTTAATGCAGTTATCTAATCCAATTATGGGTTCTGCAATCACATCTAACGTAAGAAATATCATAGATTCCCCTATAAACGGATTGAATTCATTTCAATTTAAAAAAGAGTTTATGATTGATAAGTTGTACACCGCATTTAAGAATGTAGAAACGTGGTTGGTGAACACTTGGAGTGATTTAGATAAGTATTCGAAACAAACTAGAAAATAAGTTTGTTTATTTAAGATTTTATTTGTATATTTGTATCCTATGGATAAGTTTGGAAATAAGTTTGGAACATCATTTCAGATTAAGATAATTTCAGCGCTAATCTCTGATAGAATATTTCTTCAGATGGTGTATGATATTATCAAACCGGAATATTTTGATTCTGAATCAAATGAGTGGATTGTAAAGAAGATTCTTTCCCACTTTGATGGTTATAGTGAGTTACCAACATTAGATGTATTTAAAGTAGAGGTATCTAAGATTGAGAGAGATGTTCTCAAACAATCCATTGTAGATAATCTAAAGCAGGTTTGGAATGGATTAGAATCTGATGATTTGGATTATGTAAAAGAGAAAACTTTAGAGTTCTGTAAAAACCAAACCTTTAAGAACGCAATATTAGAATCAGTTGGATTATTAGAAGAAGGTAAGTTTGATATCATTAAATCAAAAATTGATGATGCAATGAAAGCCGGACAGGATACTGATATTGGACACGAATACAAATTACAGATTAAAGAGAGATATGAATCTACTATTAGAGATGTGATTCCAACTGGTTGGGATGTGATTGATGAATTGGCAGATGGTGGTTTCGGAAAAGGTGAATTGATAATGTTTGCAGCACCTCCAGGAATTGGTAAATCTTGGGCATTAGTAAATGTGGGTATGGCAGCTGCTAAATTAGGTAAGACGGTAGTTCACTATACATTGGAGTTGAATGAAGGTTATGTTGGTCAAAGATATGATGCAGTTCTAACAGGTACTGCAGTTCCAAATCTAAAATACAATATAGAAGATGTTTCAAATCAAGTTAATAACCTAAAAGGTGAACTTATTTTGAAATATTGGCCTACTAAATCTGCTGGATTAAACGCAATGAGAGCATCCTTAGATAAATTAAAGTTACAAGGTAAGAATCCTGATGTGATTATTGTGGATTACGCTGATTTGTTAAAAGGTAATAGTAGAAAAGAACGACACGAAGAGTTAGAAGAGATTGTAGAGGGTTTGAGGGGTATTGCTGGTGAATATGAATGTCCACTATACACAGCATCCCAAATCAATCGTAGTGGTGCTAACGATGATGTGATTACAGGTACTTCTATTGCGGGTTCATTTTCTAAATTGATGACAGCAGATTTTGTGGTTTCTCTAAGTAGAAAGATTGAAGATAAATTAGCAGGTACAGGCCGTTGGCACGTTATCAAAAATAGATTTGGGCCAGATGGGATGACTCTACCATCTAAGGCTAATATGAGTAATGGTAGAATTAACATATATTCCGATGATTCCATTGATGGTAAAAAGACCACAAATGATATGTCAAAGGGGGAGAGTTTAGTAAGAAAGAATTTGTTACAAAAATATAATGAAATGAAGGGTGATATTGATGTTTAGTCAGTATTTATAATCACTCAATTAAAGTTTAACGAAATAATTAAGGAAAAATATAATGGGAATATTTGCGGAAAGAATACCCTTCAAACCATTCGAATATCCAGTATATTATACTGAAGGTTGGCTCAAACAAGCACAAGCCTTTTGGTTACATACTGAGATTCCAATGCAAGGAGATGTAAAGGATTGGAATGAGAATCTAAACGAATCAGAAAAAAACTTAGTTGGTAATATCCTATTAGGATTTGCTCAAACTGAATGTGCTGTATCTGATTATTGGACAACTATGGTAACTAAGTGGTTTCCAAAGCACGAAATTAAACAAATGGCTATGATGTTCGGTTCTCAAGAAACAATCCACGCAACCGCATATTCTTATCTTAACGAAACATTGGGTTTAGAAGATTTCGAAGCGTTCTTACATGAACCTGCAATCGCAGAAAAGTTTGAGTTCCTAACTTCAACATCTGCGGATTGGACATATGAGGATTTAGAATCCAATCCAATCGCACGAAAAGAAGTTGCTCGCTCACTTGCAATCTTCTCAGCATTTGCAGAGGGAGTATCATTGTACTCATCATTTGCAGTTCTTTACTCATTCCAAATGAGAAACTTATTGAAAGGCATCGGACAACAAATGAAATGGAGTGTAAGAGATGAATCACTACATTCTAAGATGGGATGTCAGTTATTCAGACATATGTGTGATGAATATCCTGAATTATTAGAAGAAGTAAAAGATGATGTTATCAAAGCAGCTCAATATATGGTAGAGATGGAACATAACTTTATTGATAAGATGTTTGAGATGGGTGATTTAGAAAATCTAAAATCAAAAGACCTAAAAGAGTTTATCTCAAAGAGAGGTAATGAAAAGTTGGGTGAGTTGGGATATAATGCAATCCCAGGTGGAGATTTTCACTTTGAATACAATGATAAGAAGGCATCTAATTTAGATTGGTTCTATCACTTAACAGGAGGAACAACACATACCGATTTCTTTGCAGTAAGACCAACGGATTACTCTAAAGCGAATGAAGGTGAAGATTTTAACGATATTTGGTAAAAAGTTATGAAAAATTTTGGAGAAGAATTAGGCTGGGAATTAGGAGTAGATTTTCCTGATTGGGCCAATACGGAAATATATGTAAAAACAATCTCAAAAGGTTATCTATTGGCAGGTGAAACTCCAAAGGATGCATATTGGAGAGTATCAACATCAGTTGCTCGTAGATTAGGTAAACCACAAATGGCATCAAAATTCTTTGATTACATTTGGAGAGGTTGGTTAAATCTAGCAACACCTGTATTATCAAATACTGGTACTGATAGAGGATTACCCATTAGTTGTTTTGGAATCGATGTAGCAGATTCCATTCAAGATATTGGTACAAAAAACCTTGAGATGATGCTACTTGCCAAACATGGTGGTGGGGTTGGTATTGGTATCAACCAAATCAGACCAGCGGGAAGTAAAATTACACAAAATGGTACATCAGATGGTGTAGTTCCATTTACTAAGATTTATGATTCAACAATTCTTGCAACAAATCAAGGTAGTGTACGAAGAGGGGCAGCATCAGTAAACTTAAACATTGAACATGATGATTTCGATGAGTGGATTGAAATCAGAGAACCTAAAGGTGATGTAAACCGACAGTGTCTTAATCTACACCAATGTGTGGTGGTAGGTGATAAGTTTATGAGAAAGTTGGAAGATGGTAATGATGAAGCACGTAGACGATGGGGTAAGGTACTTCAGAAGAGAAAAGCAACTGGTGAACCTTATATTATGTATAAGGGTAACGTAAACAAAGCAAATCCCGAAGCATACAAACAAAATTCACTAAAAGTTTTTATGACTAACATTTGTAGTGAAATTACCCTACATACTGATGAATCTCACTCATTTGTTTGTTGTTTATCATCATTGAATTTATCTAAGTACGATGAGTGGAAACATACTGATTTGATTTATACCGCAACTTGGTTTTTGGATGGAGTATTAGAAGAGTTTCTCCAAAGAGCTAAGAATATGAGAGGATTTGAGAATTCGGTTCGTTCTGCTGAAAAAGGTAGAGCATTGGGATTGGGTGTATT